CGGCTCGACATCGGCGCGCTCGGAGATCCGCACCAGCGCGATGCCGCGGCCGTTCTCGATCCGGGCCGAGCCGGGGACGACCGAGCCGATGACCGCATCGAGCGTGTCGAGCTCGTGCACCTTCAGGAAGGGAGCGCCCGCGTTCAGCCGGTCGAGCCGGACATGGGCCGGATCGAGGCTCAGTTCCTCGTCATAGGGCTCGCCGAAGAAGGTGGCGCGGCGGACGCGGGCCCCGGCCGACCAGACCACCTCCACGGTGCGGCTGTCGGCATCGGCGGTGTTCGGCGCAAGCTCCGCCGACCGGCGCATGGCCGGCAGTTCGATCATCGTGTCCATGGGGTCAGTCCTGTTGGTCGGCCTGCGCCGGGTCATTGTCCGCGTCGGCGGCCGGGTCGTCGGTGTCTGGTTCGTCGGCGGCCGGATCGGTCGCTGGATCGCTTGTCTGCACGCTGCCGGTCTTGGTGACCCGCCGCGGGTCGCTGTCGAGCACCAGCCCCAGCGCGTCGAGCTTGGCGTTGGTGGCGGCGATCTCGGCCAGCACCGCGTCGGGATTGCGGCCCTGTTTCGCGATCACCTCGGCCAGCGTCATCGTGCCCGAGCGGATCGACAGCAGGTTCGCCATCGCGTCCTTCTGCGGATCGACCGCCTCGAACTTCGGCGGCGACCATTCGACCGGCACGATGGGCGACGAGATCTGCCCCGCCGCCCATGCGGCTTCCGTGAACCACCGCCAGACGGGCGCGCAGAACATCGGGATGAAGAGCTGCCATTGCACGGCGTCGATCTGGCGGCGGAATTCCACCAGCCCCGCCCGGATCGAGGAATAGTTGACCTGGCTGAGATCGCCGGTCAGCAACTCGTAGGGCACCCGGAAGCCGGCCGAGATCGTGTGCAGGCTCGCCCGCTTGTATTCGCCATAGCCGCCGGTGGCAGAAGGCTGGTTGAAGCGGATGTCCTTGCCGCCACGGGCATAGGCGATCAGCCCCGGCTCGAACTGCTCGACCCGGTTGCCGTCGGCATCGACCACGGGGGGCGCGATGCCCTGCTGCGCCTCGTCGTCGCCAAAGACGATGGCGGTGACGCAGGCCTCGGTCTTCTTGCGGACCAGTTCGGCGACCTCGTAATCGTCGAGATCGCGCAAGCTGCGGATCACCGGCGCGCCCCAGGGAACGCCGCGCGCCTGCGTGCGCTGCTTCTCGTAGACATGGGCGATCTCGGTCGCCGGGACCGGGCGGCTCTGCAACCCGTTCTGCAAGGCGCCGTAGGCGTCACCCGGGTGCTCGGCATGCAGCCAGTAGGCCCGGCGCTTGCCGACCGGATCGAACTCGATCCCCTGCACCAGCCGTCCCGCACCGAGTGCGCCGGATTTCGTAGCGTCGAGGAAGTCGGCCTCCAGCACCTGCAATTGCAGCGGCACTGGCAGTCCGTCGCTGGCGCGCCGCAGCCTTCGGCGCACCAGGACTTCGCCCGCTTCGACCATCTCGCGGCAGATCAGCGTCTGCAGGCCGTAGAAATCGAGCTGGCCATCGGCGTCGCACTCCGCCGTCCAGCGCTCGAAGAGCGCGTCCACCTTCCGGTCCAGCGTGTCGTCGCCGCTCGCGGCGCGCGGCATGATGCCCGCGCCGATGATGTTGTTGACCAGCACCGCCACGGCCTTCGCTGCATGCGGGTTGTTGCGCACCAGATCGCGCATCCGGTCGCGCAGCAGCGCGCCTGCCACGCCGATCTCGGTGTCGGCGGAGGATCCCGGCGCGCGCCAGCCCTCGGTGCGCCGCCCGCGCGCGGCCCCGTCATAGCCCCGCGTGAGGGTCTCGAAGGCCTGACGCGCCATCACACGGCGCGCGGCCATGCGCGGCGCCACGGTGGCGATGGCGTGATCGAACCAGGTCGCCGACATCAGCGATCCCCGCGGGAGAAGCCAGCGAGCCCCGCCACGGGCAGCGGGCGGCTGACGCCCGCGATGGCGCGCTCGATGGTGCGGATGCGGGCGAGGAGATCCTCGGCTGAGCCGTAGTCGACGGACTTGCCGTCATAGCTGACCCGGGTCGTGCCGCTGGCGTAGGCCCGGCGCAGCGCCGAGAGCTCGGTTTCCGTCCAGTCGGTCATGTTCAGAACCATCCTCCGCGCCGTCCGAGCCAGTCGGAGCGACGCTTGCCCTGCGGGGCCTGTCCCGGGCGGTTGATCTGTCCCGCGGGATCGGTGTCGGTGGGCGCGGCCCCGAGCTGATCCTCGAGGTCGCGCCATTTCTCGTCGGGCCAGCGGTCGGCGCCCGCGATCCACGCGGCGGCGCGGGCATAGACCCGGCAATCCAGCGCCTCGTTGCGCTCGCGCAGCTTCTGCCATTCCAGCCGGGCAAAGCCGCGCTTCGTGCGGACCGTGACCAGCTGTTCGGCCACGACCTGCTTCAGCCACTCGCTTTCCACCCATGTCGGTAGGTGGATCGTGCCGGGCGAGAAGGCCGCGCCATCGGCGCGTTCCTCGGTCGTAGGTCGCTCCAGCCGCAGGAAGCGGTAGGTCTCGGCCTTGAAGGTCGACACCGCCACGGTCCAGAGCCGCGCCCCGCGCCGCAGACGTTTCCCGCCCTCGGTCGCGTCGACGAAGGTCGGACCCGAGACCGGACTCGAGCGGTTGAACCCCTCGACTCCCTTCACCGGCGACACCTGCCCAAACCCCTGCGCCCGCGACCAGGAATAGACCGCCGGCGCCTCGTAGCCCGTGTCGATGGCCAGCCGCGCGATCCTGAGATGCGCGCCGCGTTCGTGCGGCCAGCTGCGGTCCAGCAGCGCGGTCAATTCCGACCACGCGTCGTGCCGGTCGGGGCTGCCCTCGATCACGACATGATCGACGAGCCAGCTTTCCAGCCCTCGACCCCAAGCCCAGACATCGACCTCGATCCGGTCCTTCTGCACGTCCGCCCCGGCCGTGAGGAACAGCCCGCCCGCTGGCACGGTGCCGGATGTCCATCGCTCGCGCCGGTCGTAGAGCCGCTGCCAGTCCGGAGCTTCGCCGGTCTCGACCCATGTCTCGCCGAGGATGGTGTTGCGGAACGCCTTGACCGCCTCGTCCGACCCCTGTGCCGCGTCCCAAGCCCGCACGATCCGCTCCCAGCTCAGCCAGCCGATCGGCGAGTAAAGCGCCGAGAGGTGATACCCGACCGTGGTCGGATCGGCGGCCGTGGCGGTCGCCCGCCATTCGCCACCCTCCAGCATCGCCGTCTTGTGGTGCTCCGTGATGGGCGTCTCGCAGCCCTCGCAGTGATATTCCGCCGTCTCCGGGCGGCCCTTCTGCCAGCGCAGCCGGTCGAACTTCAGCCACTGCATCGCGCCGCAATGCGGGCACGGCACGTAGAACCGGCGCTGATCGCTGGCCTCATATTCCCGTTCGATCCGGCTCAACCCCCGGATGGTGGGCGTCGAGACCAGGAAGACCTTGCGCCGGTGGGCGAAGGTCAGCGAGCGCGCCTCGGCCAACGTGACCGGATCGCCTTCCTCGTCGGCCGAAGCTGGATAGGCGTCGACCTCGTCGAGGAAGATGTACCGCGCCGGGGTGGACCGCAGCCCGACCGCCGAGTTGGCCCCGGTCATGATCAGGATGCCGCCCGCGAACTCCTTGGACAGCATGGTGTTGCCCGCGTCGCGCGACCGGGCCGGTTTGACCCGCTCCCGCAACTCGGGGCTCTCGTCGATCAGCGGGTCGATCCGCTGGCGCGAGTTGCGCTTGGCCAGTTCCACCGTCGGCTGGACCGCCAGCATCGGCCCCGGCGCCTGGTGGATGGCGAACCCGATCCAGTTGTTGCCCGCCTCCGTCGCGCCGACCTGCGCGGCCTTCATGAATACGACCCGCTGGGTGGGATCGCCGGGCGACAGCCGGTCCATGATCTCGCGCATGTAGGGCGTGCGGACGGTGCGGTATCGCCCGGGTTCGGCCGAGGCGCGGCCCGAAAGCATCCGGTGCCGGTCCGCCCATTCCGAGACGGTCAGGTCCGGGTCGGGCCGCAGCCCGTTGCCCCAGGCGCGCAGGATCTCGCCCGCGCCGTCGAAATCCGTCAGGCCATCATCGTCACCGGAAGTCGGGCCGGACCTCGGCAAGCTCGTCGAGGTGGGCGCGTACATGTCTCTCCAGAACCTTCTGCATCGCGGCTGGCTCGACGCCCAGATCGGCCGCCATCAGCGCCGCCGCGCGCGCAGGCCAGTTCACCCACGCGTCCCGTTCCTCCCGCGCCAGCCGGAACACCAGCGCCAGCGCCCGGGCCCGTTCGATCAGCTCTCCCTTCAGCTTCTGGAGCCGGATGCGCCGCTCCTGCGCCTTCAGCACCTCGTTCGCCGTCTTCGCCTGCAGGAAGGTCGTGCCGCTGCCGACGGCGGGCACGGCCAGCCCCTGTTCGCGCAAGGTGTCGCCGACCGCGGCGACCGCTGCCTCGGGGACGGGCTTCAGCTTCGGCGCGGGCGGCTTCCTCGTCTTCGACGGGTCCGTCGTCTCGGCACGTCTGGCGTCGCTGGCCGCCGCGTTGATGCTGCCGTCCGGATAGAGGACCAGCCGCTCGGCCGTCTTCGCCTTCTGGATCGCGCCCCGCGACAGCCCGACATGGGCGGCGTACTGGCGCTCGCTCATGCCCTGCATCGACGGCTCCGATTATCATTCGAAATCATGTGCTTATCGAGTTGATAAGCGGCGCCACCGGAGCGAACGTCACTCCAGCGAAGCGATGCAACTCGACCCAAGGAGCCACCCCGATGACCCGCCGCGCACAGGACAACACGAAAGCCCTCGACGCCTTCATCGCCGCCAAGACCGAGATCGACGCGATGCTGGAGCGGCTCGCCACCCTGAGCGCGGACCATTTCGAGACCCACCCCGACGAGATCAACTGGGGCCATGTCGGCACCCTGAACCACTACCGCGCCAAGCTTCGCGAGATCACCGACATGGCCTTCAACGAAGGCGAACACGCCGAGTGAGACGACCCGCTCCCGGTCCCGCCCGCCGACTGGCGGGCTCGACCTCGTAGAAGGGCCCGCATCCCGCGCGCCCCGATACGGGAGACGACGATGACCAAGCTTTCCGACACCCAAGCCCTGATTCTGAGCGCCGCCGCCCAGCGGCCCGAGCACATCGCCCTGCCGCTGCCCGAGAGCCTGCGCGGTGGCGCCGCCGCCAAGGTGGTCGGCGCGATGCTCGCCAAGGGCTTCCTGCAGGAGGTCGACGCCGACACGCGCAAGGGCGAGCCCGTCTGGCGCGAGACCGGCGACGGCCACGGCGTCACGCTGGTCGCCACTGACGCGGGCCTCGCCGCCATCGGCATCGAGACCGAGGACGCGGACACGGCGCCTGCGGGCGCGACCGAGGCTCCGGCAGGGGAGTCTGCGCCGGACACCTCCACCGAGCCGAAGGCCGCGCCCAAGACGCGCACGCCGCGCGAGGGCACCAAGCAGGCCACGCTGATCGCCATGCTGCGCGCGCCGGACGGCGCGACCATCGAGGAGATCATGGCCGCGACGGGCTGGCAGTCGCACACGGTGCGCGGCGCGATGGCCGGGGCGCTGAAGAAGAAGCTCGGGTTCGAGGTGACCTCGGAGAAGATGGACGGGCGCGGCAGGGTCTATCGGCTTCCCGCCGCCTGATCCTATGCCGGAAGTGCTACGCCGCCGCCCCGATCGGGCGGCGATTTCTCGTTGCCATAACAGCAGATCGCGGGCGGCGGCCTGCAGATTGTCGTGTGCCATTCCTGTGCCACCAGTGAGGCTCGTGACGGGCATCATGCGGCGTGACATGTTGCGGGAAAATCTTTGAACGGCGGCACAACATGATCGAAGACGAAGGTGTCAATCGAGCGATTATTGATCGCGACAGCCTGCCTCCAAAGTGGCCCACCCACCGCCATTCGCCCGAGTTCTGGGAACAGTTGGGTAGAACTGTCGCGACCTACGGCTTTCTAGAGGAAGTGTTGGGCAAAGCGATTTTCGCGTTTACCGCGACTCGTCAGTTTGAGACGACCGCAGAGGCGCAGGAGGCGTATGCTTCATGGCTTCCAACCCTCGAAAGAGCCTTGACTGACACATTGAAGCCGCTTGCCGATGCCTATGCCAAGGCGGCTCGCGAAAATGCGAAAAGCACCACTGCGAACATTGACGAACTCGTTGCCGCGATCAAGGAAGCGTCCGAGATCAGGAACGTTATCTGTCACGGCTCGTGGCGGACGCCAGACCGCGAAGGACGCTCATTACCTCTCTTCGTTAGCAAGCGAAAAGAGATCTTCGGTACACCAATTGACGTTCCCTACCTCCATCAAGTTCAAAGCCATGTTGCCGAACTCGCGGCCACGGTAATCGATACCGTTACCCACATGGGTTTTCAGTTCCCGGGCGGCGCCGGACCAGGGAAACGAGTCTGGCCGGATAATCAATGAGTGTAATCAGAGCTGCCCCACTTTCAGGCGCTCGAACAGCCGCCGCAGGACGTAGGACCGCGCGATGCTCACCACGGTGAAAATCGCGCCCATCTTGAGGTTTTGCGCCAGCGTCGTGTGCAGCCCGAAGACCGGGAAGATCAGGATCTGCGTGACCACGGCGACGCCGTAGCCCACGATGACGTTGACGACGGACTCGACCAGCGACATGAGGCGGGACTGCTTCATGCCGCTGCCTCATCCATCGGCCAGCAGTTCAGCCGCCAGAGTTCGCAGCGCATGCGCCGCAACCAAGGGGACCACGCCGTTGCCACAGAGGCGAAGCCGGTCCACCCGGTGGGCCAGCCCATCAGCGCCTCGACGAACAGCGGGTTCAAGGTCCGGCGCGCATCGGAGGTATTCGTCCCAGCCATCGGCGTCACCAGGACCTGGCGGCCAAGCAGGCCGTTGACCGGCGTGTTCGCCAGTGTCGTCGCCCCATCCTTGTGGTCCCGCGCCGTCGGCGTCATCCACATCCCGGCCGCGTGGGTCAGGTCGGCACTCCTGCGGTTGCCCGCGCTCGGCTTGCAGCCGTCGTTCGCCATCGGCGTCGGCCAATCCCGCGCCATGCGGTCCAGCCCCTTCTCGTCCTTCCGCTCCCCGCCCCGGCTGCGGAAGCTGTCGATCTGCGGCGTCGGCCAGAGCGCGGCCGTCGTCGCCAGGTTCATGCCGTGCTGGCCTGCTTCCTGCGATGGCGTCGGCTTCGTCTGCCGGTTCTCGTTGGCGCTGGCCCTCGGCGTCGGCCAGAGCCGCAGCAGCTCCGTCCGGTTCCCGCCACTCGAGCGGGTGCCGGAGCAGGCGCGCGGGGTCGGCCAGGTCGTCGCCCTCGCGGATGGCGAGAATGAAGAGCCGCTCGCGCTTGTGCGGCGCGCCGACTTCCGCCGCCGTGAAGAGGCCTGCCGCAAGCCTGTAGCCCATGCCGACCAGTCCGCTGGCGACTTCGGGGAAGCCGAGGCGGAGATGATGGGCGACATTCTCGAGGAACACGAAGGGCGGTTCGACCTCGCCGACGATGCGGGCGACATGCGGCCAGAGGTGGCGCGGGTCCTCCGCGCCCCGGCGCTTGCCCGCGACGGAGAACGGCTGGCACGGATAGCCCGCAGTGACGATGTCCACTGCGCCGCGCCACGGGCGGCCGTCGAAGGTGGCAACGTCGTCCCAGAGAGGCGCGCGATCCAGGGACGCGTCTTCCATCCGCGCCACGAGAGTGGCTGCGGCGTAGGTTTCCCGTTCGACATGGCCCACAGCACGATATCCGGGAATGGCGAGGACAAGCCCGAGATCGAGCCCGCCTGCGCCGGAGCAGAGGGAGAGGCCGAAGAGGCATGCGTCTGCGTCTCCGGAAGCGCGTCCGGAGGAAGGTAAAGCCAGGTCATGCATGTCACGCGGCGGTCTTGCGCTTTCGCGCGGGTTCCGGGGCGGCGTCCGGGTCCGGCGTATCGGCCCGGGCCTCGGCATCGTCGCCCAGCCGCTCGGTCCTCACCTGCGCGAAGGTCCGACCGTCGCCATCGAGGATCGCGTCGCGGCCGGTGTCGGCCTGCCAGCGTTCCACGGCGACATCGACGTAGGCCGGGCTGATCTCCATCGCGAAGACGCGAC